ATAACGTCCCGCTCCTCCTCGGTCAGTTCATCCAGCGTCACGCTGCGGGCAATGGCCTGGGCCATCCGGGCAATGGTGCGCAGCGCATCGCCGTTGCCGGTGTTCAACTGCTGGGCCATCAGTACCAGGGTCTGGCTCTGGGCCAGGATCGCATCGCTGCTGGTTGGGTTGGCATCATTGATCACGCCCACATCGGTCACGGTCAGGCCGGTGGCGGCGGCAAACTGGGTGGCGGTCATCCGCATTTTTTCCACATGGGGTGCCAGGCTGCCCTGGGCCAGCTGGCCGAACTCCGGGTTCTCGCCGGTCTCGGGGTTGCTGGTGGCCGTCAGCAGGCTGCCTACGTAGGTCTTGAACTTGTCGTTCATGAGGACATCGTACTGCTCATCGGTCACGCCCAGCAGATACTTTTGCGGTGTGGTGTCGAACTCCAGCGCCACAGTGGCGTTCGCAACAATGCGGACATAGTCGTCGATCAGTGCGCGGATGGCCTTTTTCAGCCGGGAACGGCCAAACGGCTTGTCGCTGGTGGCGTTCCAGATCAGCGGCTCCATCAGCGGGCGGCCCATGCGGTTGGCGTGGCGTGTGGCCGTCCATTGGCCCTGCACGCGTTCCAGCACAATAACGGCGTCGTCGGTGTACAGGTTGACCAGGTGCGGCACCCAGCGCCCCTCAAATTGCTCATCCGGCACGGTGTCAATGATGGCAAGCCCGCAGTCGATGCGCCCTTTTTCGCCGCTCCACAAAGCCGCCGCTGTGGCGGGGCTGTGGAACCGGATGCGGCAGCCGATGGCATCGTCGGCGTACAGCGTGGCGAACACGCAGCCGTATTTCAGCTCATCCCGGCATGCCTTGCTGTATTCAGCAATCAGCCGGTTATCGGCCACCAGCTGGGTCAGGGCTTCGGTATTTTTGCCTACAAAACCGTCAAACATGCTGCGCGCAGCCAGCACATCCACGGTTTTCTGGCCCCAGTTGCAGCCGACCTCCAGCTTTTTGATGCCGCCGGGCAGCGCAATGCCGATGTTTACATCGTTCAGGGTGATGTGCCCCT